TCGGGCCGCAGGGAACAAAGAAAACCCCAGGGCCGACTTATGGAATTAAGTCGCACACTTGGGCGGCACTCGCTGTGGCCGTATACGCAGCACAACAAAAAGGAAAATAGAAAATGAAAATAACAAAAGGAAAGCAAACACGCGCCCAGCGCGTAGTCATCTACGGAGTGGAGTCCGTAGGCAAAAGCACATTCGCGGCCAAGTTCCCACGTCCGTTGTTTCTCGACATCGAGCAAGGCACAAGCCACTTGGACGTTGATCGTTGCGAGATCAACAACTGGAAACAATTAACGGATGCGTTAACAGAAGCTAAGGCGACCGACTACAAAACCATCGTAATAGACTCGGCAGATTGGGCAGAACGCCTGTGCGTTGAAGACCTACTAGCTTCGACTAAAAAGACGAGCATCGAGGACTTCGGCTTTGGTAAGGGCTGGGTGATGGTGGCAGAGCGAATGAGCCGGTTCCTATCGTCCGTTGATCAACTCATTGATGCCGGCAAGAATGTGGTTTTGATCGCGCACAGCAAAATCGTGCGCTTCGAGGCTCCAGATGCGCTCGCAGCCTACGACCGCTACGAGTTGAAGTTGAGCAAACAATCGGCGCCACTATTAAAAGAGTTCGCCGACGAGCTTTGGTTTTTACGATTCAAGACCAAGGTCTCAACAACGGACTCCGGCAAGGGAAAAGGCATCGGTGGCAAAGAACGCATCTTGTTGACCACGCACAGCGCGGCCTACGATGCGAAGACGCGAAGCGGACTCGCAGAGGAACTACCGCTGGAGTGGGCATCGGTCGCGCGCTTGTTCGAGGCCGTTGCAACTAAACAGCCTAACCATATCGTTGAAGCCGACGAAATGGTAGGATGGCAAGAACGGCTTGCAGAGCATGAAGGAGCGGTGAACCAGTTCCTGCTTGGGCGTGGAGTCCTAACAAGCGATCAGACGTGGCGCGACTGCGCGCCGGAATATCTGCACCGCGTTGCACTTCGCGTGGATCAGTTCGTCAATACGGCTATCGAGTGGAGAAAGGCTAACCAATAAACATCACTACACTCGAATAGTGTAGAATTAAAAAAATGAAAGAAATATCACCTAGCACTCTGCCAAAACTCGCCGAATGCTCTTTGTTTGAAGGCGCAGGAGGCACAAGCGCGGCAGCGGAGCGCGGAACGGCAGTCGACGTTGCGATCCGCAACTTAATATCGGCGCAGGATAACGTAACATTCATCGGCGAAGACTCGTCAGCCATCGCCTACGGAGTCGATGAACTGACACGCCTTGCAAAAGGATCGTTCGTGGAGACTCGCGAAGAGTATCTTGCGATGGCAGTCCCTGGACTATCAAAGCTCGGCACAGCGGACGCAGTCTGCAAGGCCGAGAAGTGGGTCGCAGACATCAAGACGGGGCAGGTGCGGAACTATCGCGAGCAACTCGCGGCCTACGCATTGGCCTGCATGGAGGACAACTTCGACACGAGTTGGACGGCGCACGTCATCTATGTCGATCAAAAGATGATTCGTAGCTACGATTTTAGCTACGAGGAGGCCAAACAGATCACGCAGCGCACAATCGACCGCGCAACAAGCGCGGAGGCGCAGCCGACGCCTTGCGAGTATTGCAGCTGGTGCAAGCATTACAATAACTGCCACGCCATCGTGCGGCAGGCTGAGAGCGCGGTCGCTCTCATCCCAGACATTAACGGCAACAGCATCGATGCGATCCGCCAGCGAATACTCGCAACAGCCGAGAGCATGGGAGCGTTTGCGAAAGAGTGGAAGCTGGCCGAAAAGGAGATCGCGGAGCCGGTGCTTGGTCACCTTAAAACAAGACTCGAAAACGGTGACGAAGTTCCCGGATGGAAACTAACAAGCATGAGCGGAAGGAAATTCGTGGAGCATGAAGCTATCGCAAAGGCGTCGCAAGGTATCACGAAGGAGACACTAATACTCGCGATGGGCGGTAAGATGTCAGAAAAGAGTTATCTGGAACTCTGCGCTAATAACGGAGTAGAGCCAGACACAACAGCAGTAAAAACCGGAGCGCATTCGCTCCAATTAAGACAGACCAAAGTAAAGTAATTTCCTCGCAACCTACATAGGTCAGTCCCGTAGGAGCAGGGGCAAAAGGGGGCAGCGCATCCTAAAAAACGCTGACCAAAACAACAAAATAGAAAATACAAAATGCCAACATACAAAGCATCAGAACCAAAACAAGCGGCCATCTACTATGTCGAGCCTGGAACATACGAAGTGGAAATCATCAAAGCCGTTGAGAAGACAAGCCAAGCCGGAAACCCAACGATCAAGCTCGACGTAGCCGTCCTTCTTGAAGGCGGAACAACAGGCCCGACAATGTGGGAACATCTCACGTTCACGCCCAAGGCGGCGTGGAAGGTTGACCAAGTGCTTTCGAGCATCGGGCGTGCCGTAGTTCCAGGCGAAGACGTGAGCGTCGAAGCGGAAGACCTCATTGGAGAAAAAGGAGTTTGCCTTGTCGGCGTAGAGCCGGGGCAGACCAACCCAGACCACCAGTTCAACTGCGTGGAGCGTTGGTTATTCGGAGATGAAAAGGCGAAATGGCTAGGCAACAGGCGCAAGCCAGCAGCCAAGCAGGACAAACACATAGTTGCGAAAAGCAACGGCTATGTTGCACAACCCGCTGACGAAACCGACGATATTCCATTCTAAGAAATGAATGGATCTCTCTCGCTCCGGTTGGTCATCTGTATGAACGATTGCCCGATAGGGTTGCGCCTAGAAAGGGGCGACCCGCTCCCAGTATACCAGCATACATACGACGACTCACCGGAGGGGAGAGCACTCGCGGAAACCCATTTAGAAAGAATTGAAGACTATGTTCGACGGCATAACAAGGATGTTAAATCTCGCAAGACTAGTTAAAGAACAGATGGCTGATCTTGAATTGCTTGTAGACTTATTAAACAAACGTATCGAATACTTAGATAATGAAAACGATGAACTGCGAAAAGACAACCGACGGCTCCGACAATTCTTGTCAGGCCAAGATGAATGACCAAATGCAAAATTGGAAAGGGTATCCGCTCCGGTGCTGGCCTAACCATCAAGACGACTGCTATCGGTGGGACTGGGAAATCCTTATCGACGGCACTTGGCTTGAGGTCGTTACTCAGTCAACGAGGTGGATCGAGGAGGAGGCCGAGGAGACGCTTCAGCGTTATTTCGAAAAAAAGAAAACATGACTTATTTATTACAGGAAGATTTCTTTGATTTATCTGAGTTTACAAGGAATGAAGAAAATTCAAAAGGAAACCAAAATTGTGATATTGGAACAATATCTGAGCTTCAATTTATGGTTGAAGCAGCAAAGAATGGATTCACTATATTTACTCCTATTGGACACAGCCAGAAAGCTGATATTGTAATATGGAAAAAACCTAAAAAACCAATAACAATTCAAGTGAAAAAAGCGGTCTTCAAAAAGGGCTTTAGTTGGCAAATATCAACTAGTTCAAAAAAATCATCATCTCAATTTAATCCTAATATAATAAATTCACTTTATGTCAATTATATTGCTGGTGACTTTGATATATTAGCGGCGCACATAACAGAACATAATTGTTGGGCATTGTATCGCTTAATAGATATTTGCGGGAAATCATCCATCGGGTGGAATGGAAGCCCAAAAAACAACTTTGAACTATTGGAGCACATACCATGATCCTCTCGCCTGACTTCTGCGACCACTACAAGACAAAAATCCTGCTACGCCTAGCCGGTCACGCAGGCGTATTTTCGCTCTTGAAGCTCTGGTCGCAATGCCAGTTTCGCAAGTGCGAACGCATCGAAAAGCCAGCGGAGATCGTAGCAGCGATAGCAGACTGGGAAGGCGACCCAATGCAACTCGAAAATGCGTTGATCGAAAGCGGCTACGCAAGGCGCGAAGGTGACGCGCTTGTGCTGCACCAATGGCAGGATCAAAACAAGAAATTATTCGCAAATTATCGCAACGGAAAAAAGGGTGGACGTCCGAAAAATGACCATCCAAAGCCTGCAAAAAAGCCAGTCGGAATGCGTCTATAAATAACCCAAACGAAACCCAACGCAAACCCAAATGAAACCCAACACAAACCATGTCAGTCCTAGATAGATAGAATATCTATCTACTAACGTAGATAGATAGGCTTCGCCTCTCTCGCTTAAGGCGAGAGGCGA